TTATGGCTGATTTTTCACAAAATATTACTCTATTTCAAAAAGACGGAATGTATGATTATAAATTTGACGATCAAGGAAATCTTTATTTCAATAGTTCCTCGCCGGATTTTTCCCAAGTTTATATGGCGTTACCATTGACAAATGTGGTGTATAATGAGCCAACGATTGAGCATTTTTATGATCCCGCGTTTGTCGAATTCATGCCCACACCGACCTCGTCCGTGATTGCGATTGATGTCGATGACCTGCAAACACAGTTAGGTGTGATGCAGCAAGAAAATATAACTTTAAAGTCTCAACTCGATGATTTTATTGCACAAAACCAAGTATCGAGTGCCGCGTCCGATTCTCAGGCAGTGCAACAAATAATTTTGGAACTTCGTATTGCATTGGGTCAAGGACGAGTTCCTGCCAGTTTTTCCACTACATTCCCATATGCTCCTTTAACATCACAGTCACCCTAATATGGATTACACGTCATATCAATCATTTTCGGAAAATTCTCAGAGTTTGAATTCAGGATCATATTTGAATTCAACCGAGTATGCTATGTTTACGCGAGGATTTGTCGGAGACCAATGGTGGGGACTTTCAGCTAAAGATGTCATTGAAGTAGGATTGTGGGATCGAAGTGAAAATTTGATTGGCTGGAATGTTCTATACCAATCCAAGAGTTATGATACAGTTACAATTTCATATTATAATTCGATTAACAATCCAGTAACATATTCTTATCAAGAACTTAAACCCGATTTTATTCTCCATCAAACTGCGAATTTGCTTGTTGATCCATCCCACCAAGTTTCCTCTTCATTCCAGATTACAAGTGGAAGTTATATTATAACGTACAACATGACTCGTGAAATGGCCGGATCACCGTCAACTCCGCTTGTCATTAAAGATATCGCATCCTCGCAATTAGAAGTAAAATTACGGCCATTGTCTTCATTTGATACTTCTTACACGGCATTCTGTCAGCATAAATTTTTAATGAATGATGTAGCACCGCTGTATGTCAGTGCATTAAAAAATTGTTCATATGGAAATATTTATGAAAATATTGGCTCAAATTATTCAAATGAAATTGCTTCAATAAAAGCGTTATTCTTTATTCCGTCCGATAGTGGAATGTTGACATTTTTTCAAAATCTTTACCAAGATTTGTTGTTCTATACACCCACACCGGGTAATTCTGCCGATAACCCGGGTAAAAATCTCGTTCGAGTTCAGGGCATTCAGACTTATTTCAATAACTATTTACTATCCAATTCAACCACTGGTGTAAGTTTTGACGATCTGGATAATCAATTTCATGCGTTTGTGTCTGCATCGGTTGAACGTAAATTTTCTTCTGCTGGAACAAATCCGGCTCAGAATTATGTAAATGCCAAGGAATTTGTATATAAGTTTTTCACTCAATATTTCTATGATCCGATTTCGCAGGGGTTTCGTTCGGCCTATAATAATAAGTATTTTGGGTATTTTAAGAATGCTCTAAACGTCGGAAATAATCGACTTCTTCCAATATTAAGTATTGGATATATGGATGAACGCAGTGTTCCGACCGATCCATTGACTCTATTAGTTAAGTTAAAAGACCCACTTCCAAATGACTTACAGAAGCAATCTCAATGTTGGGTATCCAACATTTCATTAACTCCTCAAATTGTCAGTGCAATTATTACTAGCAATGGATCACCATCCATGTTCCAAATTGGCCCCCCCAATTTTTCAATTCCAATTTTTAATGCAAGTCTGACGAACACGAATACATCTTATACTGCCAATGATTTGGTCGTCGATGATAATTCTCAACGTCAAATTACAGTGAGCCAAAATATCACGGAATTATCAGTTGATTATACCAACTTTAGTAATTTCATATTATTTTCCTCGGCGGAAATGCGTCTGAAAATTTTCAAAAATAAAGTTATCTCATTATATAACTTAAGTTCTTCAGTTGATACTTTGAATATGACGGCTAATACATTCCTCGTAGCTAGTGGAAGCGTCTATCCATATTACACTCAGGAATATACATCTATTCAAAGTCAAATGAATAGTGTCATCAATACATTTGATGGATATGAGTCTTATTTGTATAATCAAGGATATTATACGTATCAGAACGGTACGTTTATCAGTGCAAGCTATATAGCCGACCAAGATTCCGCTGCTATCGAATATGATACGGACAATCGTGACAGTTTGATAAACACCTGCCCGGAACATGTTCTGACTAACGCTGACAATGATGAGTATATTATTTTCCTTTCGATGGTCGGGCATTTCTTTGATAACATTTATATTTACATTGCGAATATGCCATCCGAAAGAAAAGTCGGCAATGATGCAACATCGAGATTCACTCGTCGGGTAGTGGATTATATGCTCGAAGCATTTGGATGGAATTTAGATAATTCAATCGAACAGACCGACCTATTAAATAATTATTTGACCGACCAACAATTGGGTGGATTGAATAGTATGTCAGCGGAAGAACGAATGAAAGAAATTCGGAATCGCATTCTCCAAAATCTACCCGCAATTTATAAGAGCAAAGGGACGGACGAAGCCATTCAACTTATTTTAGCTTGTTATGGCATTCCTCCGGTACTTCTAAATATCCGAGAATATGGCGGAGTCAATTATGACGATCCAGCCGCATCATATACGCTTTATGAACGCGTTTATATGCGTCAATGGAATACCTCATCACGATATGATTCATATGACTTGCAATTTCCTACGGGATCACATACATACCTATGTAAAATGTGCATTACAAGTTCGGCTCCATATACATACGGTAAAGAACAGGTCTTGTTCGGACGGGTTCAAGACTCGAGTCGGACTTCATTAAGTGGATCGGGAGAGTGGGCACTGGGATTTGTTCGTATTCCAAAGGAAAATACCGGTCAAGTATTCTTTCGGATTGGTTATAAGGGGCAAGAAACATTCAAGATGTATAGTCCCGAGTTTCCATTGTTCGATGGAAATATTTATAGTGTAATGCTTCGCCGGAATTATCCCGACCCATCGTTTGAATTTACTCCAAATGCGGATTTGATACCCGCAATGTATGATATTTTCGTAAAACGAAATCAATTTGGTCAACAGGTCGTAGCGTTATCGTCCAGTGCGGTATGCTATGATATGGAGTCTAATATTCGTTTTGGACAAGGAGGATTATTAAAAATTGGCGGCTGGTTTGCGGATTGGAATGGACAGGGGTTTACCGGAGCATTCGATAAATTTCAGATATGGCAAAATCCAATTGCGAACAAAGACCTCGAAGACTACACAAATAATTTTAATGCATATGCTTCTCATGGAAGTGGTTCGCTCGCATTCGAAGAATTATCATTTCGTATGCATACCGATTATCCATTTGATCAGGCAAAGACCGGAACATGGCGTAATGGAAATCCATACTTCGCCTTATCCTCATCTGCTAAATTGAATGTGTTGCAAGGAGAACCGAACTGTAATATGGATTATATGGTTTCTACACTCCCATGGTCCGGGTCCACTGAAATTGTAAATGGACCATGTGGATTAGTCTCTCAATCCGTATATCCATGGCAGTGGACCGCGATTGATTATCCGAGCACATGGGGGATTTCTCAGTATGGCCCAAACAAATTCCGCAACGAAAAGATTAAATACACGACACAATCCCTACAAGTTCGGCTTGATAATTTGAATCGTTCAACTTATGTCAATAAGGCCGCGATTGCTCCCGATTCCAATCAAATTGGGTTTTATGCCGACCCCCAAGATTTTAAGAATCGTGACATTGTCCGTTATTTCGGTGACTTTGACTTCATGGATGTTATTGGAGACCCCGCACTTCAATATTCGGAAAGCTATGACGATCTTCGTCTTTATCGAAAAGAATTTGCAGCAGACAGAAATGAATATAGCGGAAGTCGAACTTTATTTAACGAATTGCTAACGACATATAAGCTTTATTTTAATCGGTCTGTATTCGAAAGCATTAAAAATGTTATTCCGACTCGGACGAACGCGGTGATAGGAATTGTCATTGAGCCTACTATTTTGGAACGGCCCAAATATCAATTAAAGGCGATTAATAGTGTTGCGACATACGCTTATGAAGCTCAGATTACAAATTCGACAGTGACCATCAGTTCTCAATTGGTCCCGTCACAGTCTATTCGATTAAGTGCAACCGGGGTGTCCAATCCAAATCGAGATTATCCAGTTAATTATGGAGGTAATAATATTCAAGACCTTTCGGATCAAATTGAATTTGGGCATTTCGCAGGCGGAGTTCCGGCCCGGCTCATAGATTTTTCGGCATGTCCATTGGCAGGGTATGCACCCTTGGCAGTGCAATTCATAAATCAATCATATGGAGCCGCGACATATCTCTGGGATTACGGCGATAATTCGACGGACTGGACTCCAGCAGAAGACTCGGTGACAGGTGATGTTAATCCAATTCATGTGTATGCAACCCCCGGAACATATACTGTAACATTGATGGGATATTATGGTCAATATGGATTATCTAAATCTAAATTGGGTTACATCACGGTCAATGAATATGGTATGAGTGTTGACTTTGATGCCGAGCCTAAAACCGGAACGGCACCATTGATGGTGAATTTTACCAATTATAGTGTAAATGGAACAACCTATCAATGGCAATTTGGTTCGGGGTCAGCAACAAGCACGGATCAATCCCCGGCATTTGTTTATAATGATCCCGGTAGTTATACCGTTTCATTAATCGCATATACCCAGTTAAGTCAATCTGGGGGATGTTGTTCCTCAAGCATAAGCAATTATTCTGCAAATCATATTAGTACGAGCTATATTAATGTATTAGCAGTTCCATCTAATTGCTCAGGACCATATTCCAATTCGATGGGTGGTGGTCAATCTGGTAAAATGTCATTCTTTAATCAATACGTCTATTCTCTGGGGAGTCTTACGACTCCAGTGACATTTAGTTATAACGCAGGACAAAGTGCTTCGCGATACATCGTTTCTATTGGGGGGGTAACTCAATATGATAGTTTATGGGTCTGTACTCCAACGCCAACTCAAACAATGGTTAATACAATTAACAATGCCCTAAGACCATATGGAGTCAATCCAACGCCCTCATTGTTATCGGCCTCTCTGTCTAATATTACGGTCGCCCGCAATAATACTCAGATGTTCTTCAATAAGACATCCACAAATAGTCTCACCACCGTTCAGGTGTATAATCCCTTTAATACAAGTTGTAGTTTCACTATGAGTTGTCCAACCCCAGTCCCGCCGCCTTATATCGCCCCACCCATGGCCGTTACATATTCATGCGGAACAACTATTAAAGGAACGTCGGATGCGTCTGGAATGCCATATCCATATGTATTTGCGGTGAAGTTTACAAACTCGGACGATGATTTAACCATATCATACAAATCCAATAACCCCATTCGCGTCAAATTCTATTATTCTGGTAGTCCACAAACAACAATGACCCAATTCGGAAAAGCTGTTGCGTATGACGGATGGAATATTGGAGATAGTGGATACCGTTGGCCATCGACCTCGACATCACAACAATCAGCATTAAATACGGCATTGGCAACTCTCGGACAGTCGCCAGTGACAATAAATACTGTCACAACTGGATATACATCCACCGGGCTAGGTAGTAATATGAGCGTTTCGTTTACAAATTTGTTTAGTTTCTTGGAGAAACAATTTTTCGGGGGTTCTTCAATTGGAAAAACACTCAATGGAAAATGCTTAAGGGTTGAAGTATATGCTCCAATCCCCGGCACAGTTTATACGATCAGCCCAACCTGTCCATTTTAAAATATGAATCTAAACGGCGAAATATTTTTCAACATGCTCAGAAAATCTCATCGAGAATATGGGAGTTCTGAATACATGCTTAAACGATGGACTAAACATACCATTTATGCTCTGAGTGGATCATATAAACATCCAGATGATCAATCATGGCACAGTGTATCTGATCCTCACTACAACATGTATTGTACGAACTCGATTTATTTATATGATTATGTTTTAGTAAATGATAGTTGGTTTTTTTCAAATGTTTACACATCATCTGCTGTGGATACCACCCCCACAAACAGCAGTAGTTATGTTGGTTCAATTAATGGAACGGCATCATTTGCCCACAATCCCAATACGTGGTTGAATAGTCCAAACACAATATACAACAATTATTTACTGAAATATAATTTCGGGTCTAGTCAATTATCTAAGCATCCGGTATATGGATATGATCAATCATTCAATCCAAGTTTTAGTCAAGTTGATCCTATAACCGGAATAACATTTACGGCTGCCCAATATGCGGAGTTTATGAAAACTCCAATATTGACAGATGATGGAACGTATTTTGAAATCATAACTGGATACCCTCGAAATCATTACACTCATAAACGAGGATATTTTTCACCGGAACGATTCATGAGTTATGGCATCTTACTTGGAAATACAGTCACGTCGGCATCCTATCGAAGAGGAATGCAAACCTCAGATACCACAATTGGAAAAAATGGGCTGGGTGATGGAAGTTCCCCTATTCAATCCACAACCGTCACGAATATTGACATTATTCAGACAAACAACGTAATTTACAATTGAAATTCACCAAGTCACTGATACTTATAGAAGAGAACTCCTATATGACAATTTGTGGCATTTATAAAATACAGAACAAGACCAATGGTAAGTTTTACATTGGAAGTTCGGATAATATTGATAGACGGTTTTCTCGTCACAAACTCGATTTGTCAAAAAATAGACACGACAATCAACATTTACAAAATGCGTGGAATAAATATGGAGGAGTAAGTTTTGAGTTTAAGCTTGTACGGGAATGTTCCAAATCGGATTTACTTTTGGAAGAACAGAAAGATTTGGATATATGGGTTGG